ATGGAGCAATTGCAGGCGCGCTTAAATGACTTACAACAAGCGCGTGATCAGGCTGTTGCCAACCTTAACGTCCTGATTGGGCGCATCAATGAGTGCCAGGACATGATCCAGACGCTTACGCCGCAACCGAAGAAAGCTGATAGCAAGCCGCCTGCCGCCAAACCCTGATGAACCTACGCCGTCATTCTGATGTCATGTCAGTTGAGCGGCGCAGGGTAGTGGTGCGGGCAACGGACGTGCTAGTGGTCAACGGCTACGAGCTGGATGCCGCTATACTTTTGGGTCTGCTTAATCCCGATAAGCGCGTATTGTGGGGGTTCGTGCGTGGCCCGGAAGGCAGCATTCAGCCCGTAGCCTACAGTGAGCGACAATTGATTTGGATTGCGGAGTCAGACTTAGAGCGCAAAGATGAAGGAGGGCAGCATGCGTAAGATTAGACAGCCGCGTGCTGTCGGAGATGGGCGTACGGCGCCGCCACCCAGTAAGCGCACTAGGCCGACATTTACTGAGTCATCACTTGGTATTCAGGGTCGGGTATCGGCGCAGGCTATGGACTTCTTCGCCAACCTCGCAGCGCGCACGGGGTTTGGCAGCCCCAACTTAGTTGAGAGCGCTGAGTACCCGCTGGTGCGGGTCACCTATAACTACTGGCAGCTGATCTCGTTGTATGAGGGCGGTTGGATACCGCGTCGCATCGTCGACGTGCCGGCGCAAGACATGGTGCGGGCTTGGCCCACGCTGACCAGCGACATTGCGCCGGAGGATCTGGCCCGCGTCGATCGTGCCCTTCGTCGTACTAACGTTAAGAACCAGCTGCTTACCGCGATGATCTGGGGCCGGCTCTTTGGCGGTGCTGGGGCGTTGATGGTGATCAAGGGTCACGAGAATAAGCTTGACGAACCACTTGATCTGGACGACGTCGAGGTAGGTAGCTTCCTCGGCCTATGTCCCTTCGACCGGTGGTCGGGTATCTATCCGGGCACCAAGATCTGTACTGATGTGAACAAGCCGCTGGACTTCAACCTGCCCGAAGATTACGAGGTGCGGGCTAGCGGTGGGGCCAGTTTCCGGGTTCACGCCAGTCGCATCCTGAGGTTCACCGGCCCCACGGTGCCTACGCCGGAGCGTGAGGCCTACTCGATGTGGGGCATCTCGGTGATCGAGCCTGTGCTCCAGGAACTGAAGAAGCGAGACAACGTCAGTTGGAACATCGCCAATCTCACGTTCCGGGCCAACATCCTGGGCATGAAGTTCCCGGACCTGGCAGCGCTGCTTTCCGGGTTGGGCATGCCTAACCAGGCGAGTCAGAAGTTTGAGCAACAAATGGCTGCGCTCAATCATCTCATCTCCAACCAGTCCTTGGTGCCACTGCCTGAAAACGGTTCGATTGAGTCGACGCAGTATTCCTTCGCCGGCCTGGGCGAGATCTACACCCAGTTCTGTCTGGACATTTCCGGTGCGGCCCAGATCCCGGTCAGCCGGCTTTGGGGCCGGACCATCACGGGCTTGGGCCAGTCTGGTGATGGCGACGAAAAGATCTACGTTGAGCGCATCGCCACGGATCAGGACGCCTACCTACGGCCACAACTGGAAAAGTTATTCCCGATCCTTTGCGCCTCGGAGCTTGGCGAGGTGCCGGACGACCTTGACTTGAACTTTCCGTCCCTGGCTGTGCCTGATGACAAGGACAAGGCTGAGTTAGCTAAGAGCGTAACTGATACCGTTATCGTGGCACTCAATGCTGGGCTGATCAGTCCACAAACTGGCGCCAAAGAGCTTAAGCAAACCAGCCCTAAGACCGGCGTGTTTACCAACATTACAGATGCTGGGATTGAGCAGCTGAGTGACCAGCCGCAGAGTGAGGGTGAGGTAGGTGAGGGGCTATTCGGTGGTGCTGGTAGTGGAGGCTTAAACCCGGCAGGTTCACCCGCCAAGGTGCTGAAGGAAGAGAACCGTGCTGGGAAGGAACGACAACAGGCTGCACCACAGCGCGAAGACGGTTTGAAGCCGGTTGACGTTGACGAAGATGAGTCAGCCGCGGATACGCATACCTACCGCCGTGGTGATGGCGTCCTGAGTGAGAACTACCTTTACAATCTTGCGCGCGCTGCTGATCGAGGCAACGGCAATGGGCACCGAGCGCGCAGTGTTGCGCATGACGAGGACGGTCCTCAACAGGGCGTGTATCACGTTCATGGCTTGACCATTCAGATTGAGACGCCCAAGGGTTTTTCGCGTCACGGTCGTACCGCTGACGGTGAGCCTTGGCGGGTGGTTATGCCCGCCGACTACGGTTACCTGGAGAATCAGCCCGGCGCCGATGGCGACAGCCTTGACGTCTACGTGGGGCCAGACCCGCAAGGTGCGCAGTACGTGTTCCTCTTCGACCAGCGCCACCTCCCGCCAAAGCATGGTTTCGACGAGACTAAGGCGATGCTGGGATTCACTTGCCAAAAGGACGCGCTGGCTGCGTACGATGCTGGGCATCATCGTGCCAAGGACGTGCTGATGGATTGGACCAGCATGCCCGTCGAAGACTTTAAGATGTGGCTGGCGGCGCGGGACCCAGCCCTGCCGGCGTGTGAGGAAGCGGCCTCGGTAGCTGCGACGGCCTATGACCGCCGTTAGCGTGGTGTGGCATCCCTGGCCGGCGGAAAGGCCGGAAAGCGAGGGCCGGTATCTGACGCGGTTGTGGCCACCAGCTGGTGAGAATGACGTCGAGGCTGAGTACACGTTCGATGATGGTGGAACCTGGACGATGATGTGCGATGATCGTCTCATCGCTAGGTTACCAGTGGTATGGTGGGCTGACCCGTTGGAGTGTGTGCGGTGACTGAACAAGCTAAGACTACGCTATGGTTTGTGCTTCTGGGTATCTTGGCCACACTGTTTGTGATGTGGATCGCTGGTGACCTTTCATGATCGTCGTAAGGAACCGTTCCACTCAGTTGCTGATTCTTTGGTTCGTCGGTGGTGTGGTGATGGCGATGCTTTTGCTCTTGGGGGCGAGATGACAATAAACCTTTAACGCGAAGTGGTGTCTACAGCGTAAAGTTGAGGGATAGGGTAGCTCCCGATAAGCGCGGAATTCATCCGCTGCGCTTCCCTCAATCAACGTAGGGTGATTGCGTAAGGATGAAACGCCGTGAATAAGAAGAAAGACCGCGTTGGGTTTATTTACATCTTGGTTTGTCTTGTAAATGGCAAAGGTTACGTTGGGCAGACAATTAAGCCATATGTCAAAATGCGATGGGCTGAGCATGTAAAAGCGGCGTTGAGTGGAAACAGAAGACCGCTTTATACGGCTATGCGAAAATATGGTTTTCATAATTTTGTTGGTCACGTATTACACGTTTGCGTAGAGTCAAAGTTAAATGCAGCGGAAATGCAATTCGTAAAGCGATGTGATACGTTCATCGATGATGGTTGGGGTTACAACCTTACTACTGGTGGCAACTGCTTCAGGCTGTCTAGGCGTTCGATTAAGAAAATACGTAGCTCTCTGATTAGGTACTACTCACAGAATCCTGAACATCGTCTCGCTATTGGGGCGCAGAGTTCTGCGCGAATGTCTGACGCTGTGGTGCGTGCCCACCTATCGAAGGTTGTGTCGGAAAGTTACGATGCGGCGAAACGTGAGAAGATGTCAAAACTTAAACGGCGCCAGTTCGCCAGTGATCCGTCCATAGCGCAGAGACTTTCTGAGAAGGCGACGAAGCAGTGGTCTAGCAAAGCGGCACGAAAGGCGAAGTCAAAAGTTTCTAAGCTAGGGTGGGCTGTAAGGCGTAAAAACGGTACCGATCGATACACACTAGAAGCGCGTCGTAATATGACATGCGCGCAATTGAAACGATTTAAGGACCCGCTGGAATGCAAGAAGATTTCAGACGGTCAATTGCGTAGATATAGAAGTTCAAAGGCGCACAGTGTATCTTCTGCGGCGCAGTATAGACGTTTTGCTGAGCAACCTATGAGTGCCGCGACTAACGCAAAGATAGCCGCGCGAACTAAGTGGAACTGGGCGCACAATCCTGAGTTTCGCGCACGTATATTAGAAGTTCTGCGTAATAGGCCGTCTGATTCGGAGAAAACGCGCGCACAACGATCTAGAACGTTGAAAGCGACCTGGGCACGTAGAAAGGCGGCGGCTTGATTCCTGTTTATCAAACGCGAATTGGCAAGACTGGTAATTGTCTGGCCGCCTGTCTAGCCTCCATCTGCGAGACATCATTACCTGAGTTTGGGTTGGCGTCTGATCTTGAATATGACCAGCGTATGACGGCTTGGTTGGCGAAGCGTGGTTTGCGGTACCAACAGGTACCAGTCGATGACGTGAATCCAGTGGGGTGGACGACGATAGAGGGTATTAGTCCTCGCGGCGGTCTACACGCTTGTGTCGCATTTAATGGCCGATTGATATTCGACCCGCATAGGCCGGACGGTACCGGCAATGGTCTAACCACGGTGGAATATTATGGATTATTGTTACCGTTGACTGGCTATACCACTGATTCCGCCTCGCCCTACGCTCCCGGTGACAGGATCGTGTTGCCAGGGACCAAGAAGCGAGCCGTCGTGTCCAAGGTCACGACGGCCAAGAACCTCTTCGGCGAACCGGAGTGGCACGTGTCCACGACCACGGGGGAGGTGGTAACGGTGGCAATGACGGGAAGGGCGAAGGACGGCGCTTTGTATGAGCACAAGTTTGGCGAAAAGGTTGTCGTCTTTGACCCTGATCCAACGCCAGGTGTTATCACAAAGCTCGGACCTGATAGCAAGATTACAGTCAAGACGTTATCTGGAAGTATAAGCGTCGATTGCTGGAAGGTGAGCCACGCCTACGGCAAGGACTCTCTTGCCCCTGTCTCGGTCGACGACGATCTGAATGTTGACCGGCTCCGCGCTGCCTATCAACGCGCTCGGCAAAAAGAACAGGCCCTCGGCCTCGCCGCCAGCCGGGAGCCGGACGACGCGCGGCGGTGCAGCTTGGAGCGGGCCGCTAGATTTGCTGACCAGGAAGCAGACGTTGCGCTCGTACGATATCACGACGCGATGGAACTGGAGCGCGGTGCGCCGCTGGTGCCCGCTGACCGCCGTCGCTACGGGGCGCTGGATTATGTGAAGGTGAAAGGAATACGATGAAGCTACGCATCTTGGCCTTGCTTGCGGTGTTGCTTTCACCCTTGGCTGTAGCAGCACAGTCCGCCGTTCTAGGCAAGTGCTGGTACGCCGGCGGGTCGGCCTGGGTAACGATCCACGCCGTCGCGGCTTCGGGCCCGGCCGCCACCGCGGCCCCGGCGTCGTTTGCCCTTTACGGGTTGAACGGCTCGACGTACTACCCGCTGGCGTGCGACGCCGACGGGAACCTGATCGTATCGGGCGGCAGTTACACGCTACCCATCGCCACTACCACAGTGCTTGGGGGAATCAAACCCGATGGCACCACTATAGCCGTTGATGGGAGCACAGGAGTCGCAAGTGTTATTAGTAGCAGTGGCCCAAGGCAAACCTGCGACGCTTCCACAGTGTCCAACTACGCTCCAGCGGTGTGCGTATTCACGCTGACCGCGGCGGATTTAGCGCAGTTCGACGGGACTGCCGCGACGGCCATCGCTATTGTCAGCGCGCCGGGATCGGGAAAAGTGATCGTGCCGGAGTTTTCCACTGTCACGGCAGACAGTCCAGCAAGCACAGTACCATTTGATTTAACAGGTGATCTGCGTGCTCTTATAGGCACATATAATTTTGGCAGTAGTTGGCTGTTTAATGTTCCATTTGAGTTGCAAAGCCAATTTATGATTGCTCCAGCAGTTTATGGTTATGGCGGGAGTGTTTCACAAATGGCAGACGGCGCTTTTTCGATTTACGACTCCATGAATCTCGGCACGACGGGCGGTATCGCAACCTCGGCTCTTAATCCCGGCGGCGCTGCGGATGGCGTGAATACCTCGCAGATTACCAGCGGCCACGCGGGGCTTCTCTATTCAATCGGAGATACGCCCGCTCTTTCCTGTGGCGCTACGTTTTACGTGGATTCCGTGGATGGTGTAACCGGAGCCGTTCTGACTTACCACGAAACGGCTTCCGGCGCTGGAGGCGGCTGCACTACCGGCGTGGGTCAAGCGACCACTGGAGGAGGAGACGGAAATCTTCAATTGGACGTGCTAACGGTCGGCGCGGCCTATCGGGTAAGCGACACGTTTCAGGTGGCTGGCGGCTGCAACATATCCCCTACGGGCCACGTTACCGCAGTGGACGGCAACGGCTTAATTACGACCTATGCGTTAGACACGCTTGGAATCGGATGTTTCGTCAGCACAGGAAACACCCTAAGCACTACCACCGGCATTGGCTCCGGGGCAGCCATCGACATTACTTCCATCACGCCGCCCAACAGCACCGTGATTCTGACCGTGCCCTACACCGTGCAGCCGGTTCAGTGAGGAGACGAGGATAAAAAGTATCGTTGTATCTTTGCTTGCAGTTATTTGTTGCTGCTATCTTCCGGCACAGAAGAATGACTTCTCTGTGTTTGCAATGGGTAACTTCAACGGGCCTTACAACGTTTATATTGGCGCGTATACACGATCAGGCGTCCCTACTAATGATCCAACTCTAGTATTGGGAGACAACAAATCCTCACTAGGATACGGATTGGAATATCGACGTTACTGGAACGGCGCGAAGAAATGCTCTATCTCAGTTGTAGCTTTATGCAACGCCATTGGTTTAGGTTTCGATCAGAACCCATCCGATGGCAAGCTGGTGGTTACTACATCACATGGGCCAATCAATTATATCTGGCCGGAGATGCGCTACGATCTCGCGATACTGGAAACACAGCAGTTCAATCAAGGATGGCGCTGGTCCCCCTACGTGAACGAAGGTCCGGGCTTAATTCTTACGAATGGATACAGTAACTCCGGGTGGACCGCCTCCCCCGCTGTCGTAGTAGGATGGGGATTTATCTACAAAATCAATAACCGCATCTTTGCCCGTGGCGGAGAAAACTATTTTATCGCCAAGCAAGGCTGTTATGGCGATCCTACTTGCTACACCAAGATACAGATGGAGCAGGTTGTGCGAGCTGGAGTGGGAATGAACTGGTAGAAAGGGTTCTAGGAGAGGGATGGGCAAGGAAATGCAAATGAAAAGGCTATTCATCTTCGCGCTCCTGCTCGGCTGCTCCTTCACAGCACCGTGATCTTGATTGTGCCCTACACCGCGCAGCTGGTTCAATGAAGGAGACGTCCTAGGCGATCTCAACAACGGCGCGCAAAGCGATGAAGTTCTAGCCCTAAAGGAGAAAGATCAGACATGCCCAACATTCAATACTTCACCCCGGACGTAAGCGCGGGGGCCTTTGCCGGCCCGGTGTCAGCCGCCGTTGCGCTGCCCAACCCATCAGACGCGCTGCTCTACATCGTCAACCTGGGGTCGTGCACCTTGTTCTTCAAGCTGGGCACAACCTCAGCCGTGAGCGTCACCACCGGTACCGGCATGGCTGTGAACCCAGGGCAGAGCCTCATCGTCGGCTCGGCGGGGATGAGCTATATCGCCATGATCGTTAGTGGCGCCTTGGGCCAAGGTCTGATCCAGAGCGGCAGCCCGGTGAACCTCACCTCAGGGAATTGAAGCATAACCGCCACACGTCACTTGCGCAGAAAGGATGCTGAGATCCATGCCACTCTTGAAGGGCGAGTCCAACATCGGGCACAACATCGAGGTCGAAGAGGCCCACGGCAAGCCGCACGACCAGGCCGTGGCCATCGCGCTACGCACCGCGGGGGTACCCAAGAAGGGCGGGAAGGATGCCCACTGTAACAATTTTCAAGAAGGTCAACGTGTTTACATTCGGCCAGGTTACTACTCAAACGGTGATTGGGGACCAAAAGAAGCGTCTACCGCTAAGATCATTGAGCTGGCAAGCAATAGTGGCATTTGGCTAGTGCAACACGGTACGAAACGTAAATACTATGATGACAGCGATCTTTCATCACGGCCGTGGCCAGGTAAAACGAAGGACGCCCTGGAACCAGTGCCTATCAAAGACACGGTGCCGCCCGCCTACGGTAAGGACGTCACCTGCAGGGAGTGCGGCAACCCGCTTACCGCCGTTGGTTTTGGCAGCGGCCTTTGTACGGCGTGTGCGGCGCGGCGTGGGGAGGATATGAAACTGCGGTACGAGGCAGCGTTTCGTGGTGATCGCTATGGTGTGCTGGACACTAGTACTGGCAGATTTTGGCGGTTGCAGTCTGGACGTGGTGGCAACGATGCAGAAAAGCTTG